TAAAATACTACTGCTAGTCCTACTAATACTTTTAAAATTGTTTTCATATTGTTTGTTTATTTGTTAATAATAATCAAATGTACAAAAACTTTTTTACTTATAAACAATTATTTTTAATTATTTAATCTTTTAAGTTTCTCAATATATAAAGTAGCATCCATCAATTCCTGTTGCAAATGTATTAGGAACGCTTCTAAGCCCTCCGTACTTTCTTCAAGTGTAGTATTATACTTTTTAATTCCTACTTGACTACGTTCTTCGTAAAGGTTCTTAACGTCTTGTACTATTCCATCTTCAGAGTCTATGTTAATTGTAGAGTTCGTAGCCCATTGTGCAGCCATAAATTCATCATACATATCTTCGTTATCTCTTTCAAAATACTTTGTAACACTATCACTCATAAGCCTAGTTCTTCTTTCTTTTTATATATAGCTAATTCTTTTTCTAACTCTTCTATCTTATCTTCTGCTTTCCTTGAACGTTCAACAGCCCTTAGTGCATCCTGTCTGTACTCTTGCATTGCTATGTGATAGTTGTTCTTTTCCATCTGAAGCTTGTTACAGGTAAAGCTTACTTTAACTACAGCAGAACATACAGCATTTAGCTTCTTGTTGTTTGGTTTAGCTTTGCACCATTCTAATACGTTTGACTGTAGTGTTAGTAGGTTGCTTGTTAGTTCAAGGTCTTCCATTACCTCAAACTTTTTGTACATTGTTTCTTTTGGTGTCATAATATCTCTGCATCAATTACTGGTAGCATTGCAATCTCTTTTGCAATCTGGTTATTGTTTGTAAAGGTAGTAGTCTTTTTTAAATATTTAACTTCCCAGTTAGGTTTTATTTCAAATAGATTAAATTTATATACTCCTTCAGGTGTTGAATTAATATATATAGGAATATCTAAGTTATCATTACACTTTAAAAGCATTGCATCATACTTCTTCTTTTCAAGTATTAATGTGTCGTAATGTGTTGCTCTACACTTTAACTCTATCCTATGGAAAGTAGCAGGGGAATAACAATCCCATCTGCTCATTTTCTTTTTAGCTTTAACCAGGTCAGGGTAGTAGTTGTTTACTAGGTACTCAAATAAATCCTGCTCCTTCATTTAGTATTCTTTAAAGATTCGTTCAAGCTTCTTCCAAACCCCGTTTAAGAAACAAGAACTACATCCAGTCAATTGCTTTCTATCATTAAACACCCTGTTGTATATGTTTAACAAAGCTTTCTGTTCGTCAGATGTTACTTGATTTAGTTTACCTACTCTATCAGCTAAGTAATTGTATTCGTCTTCTGTTAGACAGTTAGGCTTATATGCAGGGAACAAGTAGTTTAGTTTCTCTTTGCGTTCGTCACATCCGCAGTCATCTCCTGCTACAAACTTAACAAACTTCTTTATACCTGTAGCTTCTGTAAATCTTTCTACAGCATCACCTAATCCTTTGTTAGATTCAGCGTGATTCTTTTTCCACTCCTTGTAAGCTTTACTTCTTTTGTCTCCTTTAAATTCTGTCATAGTCTTCATTTTTAAAGTCCTCGTACGTTTCTCCTAACTTACTTTGGACATCGGTTTTACAATTCTTTAAGGTGTTAAATATAGACACCCAGCTTATACTAGTTTCTGCTGCTATCTTTCTTATACTTAAATCAGTATCTCGGTACAATTTAAACAGCTTTCTATCGTACCAGTTCCATTCTTCTGCAACCTCATCAATTAAAACACAAACCTTGTTAAAGGCTTCTTGTTCTTCCAGGTTGGTATTGTCTGCTATTTCTAGAAAGTTCTCATCATCATCAATACTAACTTTGATAATTTTTCTCTTAGAATTATAATATTGAAAGTAAAGTGAACGTAGAGTAAAAAACATATACCCTCTAGATACTTTGCTGCCTTTAATAATGTTCTCTGGTTTTGCATATAAAAATAATCGTATATAACTTTCTTGAACTATATCTTCTGCATAGTTAAACTCCCCAAATCCATTTACTATTTTAATCCAGTCTTCGTGTTGACTTGCAACAATCCTTAACCAATCTATTTCTTCTCTATCCATATAATTGTTAAACTCATAAAAGCTATGCAGCATTGCATAGTGTACTGAACTAAATCATCTTCTAAGTGTTCTTTAGAATATAAAGCTCCGAACATTAAACCAACAATAGGCTGAAAATATATATCAGCATCTACTTGCTGTGCTACAAAGATAATCAAAATTGCAGCTAAAATTAATATGCATAGAAATGTAATCATAATTTAAAATTTTAATAGGTTAGTTACTTCTGTTTTCTTAGAGTGTAAGATGTCCTTACCTAAGAACTCAAATCCAACGTTATTCCTAGACATCCTTAGTCTAATAGGTTCGTTGTATGGTGTGCATCTTCCCCCTGTTTCAGTCTCCTTTACTTTAAGAACGTGTAGCTCACTATACATCCAATCCATTGCAGAACCTGTATAACGATGAATACATATCACATCATCAGAACGGTTACCCCACTTACCACCTCCTTCTACTCCAGCTAGTCCTAGTGGCTGTGGTAGGTTCTCATAAAGATGGTCTCTTGGATGTACTCTACGAAGTGCATCTGTAACACCGTGAGCGTTTAAATACACCGCTACGTTTCTTTTCTTAGCAAATAGTCTAAGCTCTGAAGCTACTTGGTAATCATATTCGTGCGAACCAACTCCCCTCATTAATTGAGTGTCTTTAGCTAAAGAGTTATAAGGGTCTATTAATAAAGCATCATAATTCCAAGCGTCTTTTATTTCTCCTGCTTGTTTGATTAGTTGCTTATAAGTACATAGGTCTTCTACTTCTATAATCTTAAAATGTTTATCACACCATTTAACAGCTGCATTAATTTGTGAATCAGAAGCTGTTTGTATTGGTAACCCCATCTTGAATTCTATTATCTTTCTTACTAGACCTGCAGAACTATTTTCACTAGACCAGATTAAGAATCTTAAGTTATGCTTAATTGCCCATACTGTAAATAGATAAGTTATTATCGTAGTCTTTCCTACGTTAGCGTGTCCTATTAGTAGATTAAAGTTTCCTTGCTTAAATCTTATATATTCGTCTATATCTGGTATATCCATCTTAAGACCTTCTAAGACTCTACCATACTTTATATCTAATATTCTTGCTTCTATGTTTGCTGCTTGTGCTATCATTTATAAATTGTTTGGCTGTTGATATTTCCAGAAGTCTTTATCTTTCTTTCTTCTTGGTTCGTGTTCGTATCCAAGTATAGGATTTATTTTATAGTTCCAGAAGTCATAAGGAAAAGGTTCTCCTTCTTTAAGTCTTTTAAGTTTTGGCATTGTATGGTATAAAAAAAGGGAGCTGTTAAACTCCCTCTGGTTAATTAAAACGGTAAGTCCGCTGTCGTTTCTCTAGAAGATTGTTGCTGAGTGTTTGTTACTTCTTCCCGTTGTGCAACTACTATAGTTGTTTCTGGGTTAATCCAACGTACCCCTGCATTACCTAAAGACGTTTTCTTTTCTTTAGCTTCACGCTCTTCTTTTGTTTGACCTTGAACTACCCAAGCATTGTTGTTGTATTTACTTTCATCACTTAAAATGATATCAAAGTTTAAATACTTTCCTTTTGCTAGTTTAGTTTTGTCAATAGACTCTAGGTCTATACTTCCTGATAAAATCGCTGTTGTTGCCATAAATTGTTAATTTGAATTGATTATTATTAATTATTAAATATACTCTTTTTATACTACAGTTTTGAGAGTTCATCTGCAATCTTTTTAGATACCTTGTATTTAGTCTTAATAGCATCTAAGCTACCTCCACCTTGTAAATACTCTATTGCTTTAGTGTACTCTGGTGTGTTAGTGTTAAGCCATTTCTTGTTATCTTCAGGCTCTACCTTGCCACTTGAAAGATTAGCGTCATCATCAACTGCTTGAAGACCTAATAGACTTGCTAATGTATAACGTCTATAATATGTTATAGCACTTCCTAATTTTTGAGGGTCGTTTAAGTCTGGTAGTTTTAAAGCACTTAAGACGCCTCCAGTTCCATCAATACAAATAAGTTTACTATATACACAGTCTTCTTCTATTGGTTGCAGTAGAAGTAATCTATGCTTCTTTAGTAAAGGTTGTAGTTGATTAATAAGACTGTTAACGTCAAAATACTTTGACTTGTAGAATGGGTTCTTTGCATCCTTACTGATGGTTCCGATTTCTTGCTGTAAGTTGAACAGCTTTTCATTGATTGATTGTTGTTTCATATTTAATTGTTTTAATGTTTCTACGAAGATACAAAAACTTTTTGGAATAAAAAAATGGGTAAGAAATTAATCCTACCCACTTCAAACAATACAAACAAATAAAACTATAAATACTTTTTTACTTCTTCTTGATAGTAGTCTATCATTTCTAATAACTCTACATCTGCTAATTTAACTGTTTTATGACTCTCTTGCAATAATTCTTCAGAAAGTTGTTTACCAAGATATAAACTAAATTTATACTGTTCTCCTGCTTTAAACATATTACAACCTACACATTGAGGTTTAACATTTCTTTCGTCCCATCTAGTAGCATAATGTTTTCTTGATTGAAAGTGTCCTGCCTGTATGCCTCCGTTCTTCCAATGTCCTTCTTTGCCACAAGTAACACATTTACATTTACCATCCTTAGAGTTGCTTAGTCGTATGTACTGACTAAAGACTGCATCTAGTTTTTTAACAAGCTTTGAACGTGTTAGTTTTTTTTTAGTCATCTAAGCACTTTAAAAGTAAGTTACCATCTGCTTCGTTAATTCCACGTATCTGCTTATATATAAACTTAGAGTTTTTCTTAACTTGCAATCTTTCTGCTTTTGTAGAATCAATTCCTAGTAGTGTATATTCGTTGCAATCTAATTTTAATAATGCATCAGTTCTTTCTTTAATTGATAGTGCAAAGTCTCTTGCATACTCCTCTGCTTTGTCTCTTACGTTTTGGGTCATATAATTGGTTGTTTTTTTTAAAGCACTCCGAACACTTATATTTTAATATTATTAATATTTTATTTTATTCTAATATTATTTAAACTATTTAATTATTTAAACTAATAAATTAGCTTTATTTATAATTTAAACTAATAATAAGCTTTATTTAATTATTTAATTTAGTATTATAATTATTATTGTAGAAGTAACAATTACTTAAAATGTCAAAGTTATATATTTTATTTTGAAAAAAAAAGCTTTTCTTAAGTTATTTTGAAAAAACTATTTAGTCTTGTCGTTTATTTTCTCATAAGTCCTTAAACCACCGAGTCCTAGCATACCTAAAAGAACTGTCATTAAATGCTCCATAGCTAGAGCTGGAGGTACATCTTCTGGTTGTAATGCCCATATAAATAAATCACGTATTATAAAGTTGTAAGCTAAAGCAACACCACAAACCCATCCTATGAATGGTCTCCAGCCTGCAACAAAGACACTTCTATGTCCTGCTTCTATTTCGTTTATCTTAGTCTGTAATTGGATTAGTTCGTTTGGGTCTAACTCCTTACCCTTAATTGCTTCTCTTATCTCCCAAGCTAAATTACCTGCAGGAGATTTTCCACTATTACCACCTTTAAGTAAACCTAATAAGACTTTCCACATAATGTATTTCCTGCTGTTCTAGTATAACCACACGACATTGGCATCCTTATCGGGGTCGTTATCTGTATGTATGAAGGTGTTACCGATACCAAACCTTGTAAATCCTGCTTTACGGAGTGCATCAATAATGATTGCTCTTCCTCTTGAATTGGTACAATGAATGTCCACCGCATATCCGTACAAGTGTGAGCTTTTTTCTTTGCCTCCAACA